TGGAAGATCAGCAAAAGCTTATAAAAGAAAACCTATTGTTTTTCTTTAAGGAGGGCGAAATCACTTCTTTAACTACGGAAGCAGGGAGGGTCACACGATCTATTAAGACAAGGTATTGGACTAGCGATTGGGACGAGATGTACAAATTTGTGTTGGAGCACAATGTGCCTGAGTTCTTTTCTAAGTCTTTGAATCAAAGTAATGTGAAAGAATTTCTTGAAGATAATCCAGATATAGTACCGAAAGGTCTTAACGCGGATTCTGAGTTTGTTCTTTCTATTTATAAACCAACGAAGAAAGGAGAGTAACATGACTGTACAAAAAACAGAAACGCCAGCATACGTCACCATTGACCGTGCGGCACAACACTTCTCGGTATCCACATCAACTGTAAGGGCATGGGTAAGGAATAGCGTCATTCCCAAAGAAACTTATATAAAGTTAGGAACCACTTACCGATTCAATTTAAGAGACATGACCGAAGCTCTATTGATGCACGATGCGCGGGAGTCTCCAAACAAAAAAGATGAGCGCGAACCAATAAAATTGTACGAAGAGTCTAAATTAAACTAGGAGAATCTAAGATGTCTAATAAAGAAGTTTCATCATTGTTTGAAAACAATGCTTTGGTAAACAGCGACCTGTATAAATCTTTGCAGGATACTAACGACAAGCTTGGCGGGGGTTCATTTGGAACCACCAGAAGGATCAGTCTCAAGGGCGGCAAGTTTCGCAATCTTGTGAATGGGGATCAAGTCAGTGTCAGTAACAACGATACGTTAAATGTTGTAATCATTGACGCAGCTCCTGTTAGTAGGACGTTCTACGATGGGGAGTATAATCCTGAAGTGGTGACCGCCCCCACCTGCTGGTCTTCTGATACCGACAAACCTGACGATAACGTAGATGCCCCGCAAGCAAGTCGCTGTGCCGATTGTGAGCAGAATGTAAAAGGTTCTGGTAAAGGCGAAAGTCGAGCGTGTCGCTATAGTCAAAAGATAGCAGTATCTCTGGAAGAGGACATGGATAACGTCTACCAAATGCAACTGCCAGCGACTAGCATTTTTGGGGATACCAAAGAAGGCAAAATGCCTATGCAAGCTTATGCTCGTTTTTTGAAAGCGCACAACACTCCAGTGATTGCGGTTGTTACTGAGATGAAGTTTGATGAGAACTCATCTGTACCTAAGTTGTTCTTCTCACCTTCACGACCACTAGAAGAGGTTGAGTTGAATAAAGCGGTGGCTTCTGTTGAGAGTGACGCAACAAAAAACGCGATAGAGATGCGCGTGTTCGACACTGATAAGAACAAAAAACCAAAAGAAGAGGTTGTTGTTGAGCGAGTCCCCCGCAAGAAAAAGGCAGCACCTGTCCTTGAAGTGGTGGAAGAAGCAGAAGAGGTAGAAGAGCCAGCAAAAAAAGTTAGCAAGAAGGTTGAAGAAACTCCCCCTGAAGAAGATAAGAAGCTATCCTCACTGATGTCTCAATGGGACGATGAGAAAGATTAATAGCCTCTGGCTTTAAATACAAGCCGCCTTCGGGCGGTTTTTTAAGCACTTTTTAAGGGGATAGCGTATGGACGCAAAACGCTTCATGGATGCAATAGTCCCAGACGATGGATGGTATTGCATTTTCGCAGCGAAGGACGGCAAGCTTAGACAAAAGTTGTACGAAACTTCTCATTTAGCAATACAAGCTGCGATGGATTTAGATAGTAACGGATATGATACATACTTTGCTTTAGCCACATTTGAAACAGATCAAAGCCGAACAGTACCCAACATTAAATATTTGAGTTCGTTTTTCTTAGACTTGGATTGTGGTACGGAGACTTTAAAAGAGGGAGAGAAACCAAAAAAATATAAAGACCGAGCCACTGCCACTTCATCACTACAGAATTTTTGCAAGGGGAATAAATTACCAGCACCTACGTTAGTTTGTTCTGGCAGAGGGCTGCATGTTTACTGGACGTTTACCGAATCAGTTAGTTACGAAGAGTGGAAGCCCGTAGCAGAGCGTCTAAAACATCTTACAATAAAACAAGACATGCTCACCGATTTGGCGGTAACAGCCGATGGTGCTAGGGTACTAAGACTTCCCCAAACTCATAACTACAAAGATGATCCACCCGCTCCAGTGTTCATGTTGGGAGACGGGATTCAGCCGCCAGTAGACTTTGATGAATTTACAAAACTTCTCGGTGATGACCCGATACCAGTTGCTCGTATTTACCAACCCGCTGTTGCGGGAAGTGACCCCGCGAGGGATAGGTTGGCTGGCAATACCGAAGGCGATTTTAAATTATTAATGTCCAAAACCATTGCGGGAAAAGGCTGCAACCAACTGGGCATTATAGCGAAAGAGCAAGCCACTATTGAAGAACCTCTGTGGAGAGCTGGGCTTTCAATCGTTGCCCAATGCACTGACAAAGAAAAATGGGCAAAGAAAATATCAAAAGACCACCCGGACTACAATCTTGAAGAGACCTATAAGAAGTTAGACAATCTTTATGGTAAGCCGTATCACTGCACTACTTTTAACGACCTGAATCCAAAAGTCTGCCCCGACTGCCCACACTGGGGTAAGATCACAGCCCCCATTCAATTAGGTAATCGGGTTTTGGAAGCCACCCCCGAAGACAATGTAGTGGCGAAAAAGCCGAAAGAGCCGAAGGAAACAAAGGCGGTAAAGGTGCATGAAGGTGTTGTCATGCTACCCGAAGAAGAAAAATCAACAGGGATTGTTACCATACCCGAGTACCCCAGACCTTATTTCAGACCAAAGATGGGTGGGATATATGTAAAAGACACAGATCAACAAGGAGACGTTGTAGAAAAATGTGTTTATGAGAACGACTTATACATTGTAGAAAGGGTAAGAGACCCAGAGCAGGGAGAGTGTGTGGTTTATTGTCTACATTTACCGCACGATGAAATGGTCACGTTTACAGTTCCCATAGCTGCGGTCATGTCGAAACAAGAGCTTATTAAAGCCTTGGCTATGAAGGGAGTGGTTACACACCAGATAGGTGCATTACAGGATTACTCTATGAAATGGATAAATCATTTACAACACAAAGCTGCCGCTAAAGACGCTTGCCGACAATTCGGCTGGGCAGAGAACGATCAAGCGTTTGTCGCGGGTAATAAGAGGTACTCCGCTACTGGAGTTAGCTCAAACTACCCATCATCTGTCACACAGGAGTATTTCCCTATGTTTGGACAAAAAGGAACATTGGACGGTTGGAAAAACATGATTAACTTTTATAACAGAGACGGGATGGAGATGCATCAGTACGTTGTTGGGAGTGGTTTCGGCTCACCTCTTATGCAGTATATGTCGGGGCTATCGTCAGCGTCTTTTCATATATGGAACAAGAACACAGGTTACGGTAAGTCCACCTCTATGTTTGCGGCATCTACGCTTTGGGGCAAATACCAAGACCTTGTAATTAAAGCGGGAGACACTAAAAACGCTCAGTTAAACAGAGCGGAGGCTTTTAAGAACATAGCCTATCTGGTTGATGAGATAACTAATCTTGAAGGGAAACCTCTTAGCGATCACATTTATGATGCAAGTAGTGCTGACGGTAAGCAACGAGACAGGATGGGGGGAGTCTCCAATAGGGCGCGTGTAAGAGGGGAGCCTTGGGCCTTTCTTTCGATTAGCACTGGAAACACAAGCGTAATCAACAAGGTTAGTGCGTATAAGGACGCACCTTTGGCTGAAGCTCAGAGGGTTATGGAGTACCGCGCTAAGAAGTTTCATTTTGACGATACCTTTGAAACTCAAGAGTTTAACCGACAAATGGAAGAACACTACGGACACGCAGGGCCGATTTATATACGCCACGTTATGGCTAATTTACCCGCTGTTAAGGAGCGTTTAATAGAGGTGCAAGCGTGGGTAGACAAGACTTACGGATTAGATGCTTCAAATAGGTACTGGTCTGCTCACATTACCTGCGTTCTCACGGGGACTATGATTGCGATAGAGATTGGACTTCTCCCTTATGATATTCGTAAGCTTAAAAACTGGGTTGGCACGTTAGTTTTAGAAAATAAAAGCAGAGGTGAGGTACGG